TTAATCGGTGATGTTTTTGAGGGCTTCGATCACTTTCGTAGCTGGGGCAGCATCAGAGATCTTTGTGTTTTCGGTTAGTTTTTGAGAAACGGGGAATATTACAGCTTTAATTAAGGCTATCAAAAGAATGGTCGGAATAGAGGCTGAAATGATCATAGCGGTTATTAAAACATGGGGCTCAGTATTCTCGGCCCCGCACAACACCGCCTTTAACGCAAAGAACAAAAGCGCATAGAAAGCAATCATCGCCAGTGCAGTTATCCAAACTATGCAAGTTCTTCCGGCCGAATTTTTCTTTATACGGTCAAGAGACTCTTTCTCAATATCCAACCTGCACTGGCGGAGCTCCAGCTCAAGCTCTGTGATTCTCAGTTGGGCCTGAGATTTTGAATCTATCGCAGAAGTATCGTTAACTATTTCCTTAACGGGGGAGGTTAGGTCGATCTCTTCTTTATTGTCAGTCATAGGAAATAACCTAGTTTCGCCAAGCGAAGATTGAGCGCTTGAGAAGATACATCGAGAACCTGGCGCAGTCTGACCGGGTCTTTGATCCCTACCTTTTCGATCAGAGCTTTTATCGCTATCGCCGGCATGATCAAATCAGCAGCGAACCTGTTGGCCGCTGCTTCTTTGACAGGGTCGTAGCTCATTGCCCCGCTCGGGAAAACAGTGTTTCTTTCAGCGCTTCCATGCCCCAGGCAATGATGGCCAAGTTCATGAGCAATTGTGAACCGCTGGCGCTCAGGTATTTCTTTTTCGTTGACAAAAATGGTCTTTTTGTCTTCGTCAAGATAGCCGGAGCGGTAGCCAAGATCCTTCTTTACGACTGACAAGCCCAACTTTTCGGCAAAATATTCGGGCTTGATGGGCACCTTCATATCCCAAAACTCTTCCAAGAGAGCTTGAGCAGTATATGTTGTCATATGCCCTCCAAAAAAAGTAAGTGATAAAGGAAAACAACTAAAGAAGGTGGAAAAGCAGAAGGCCCACGAGGAATTCCCCGCAGGCCAGCGCCGGATGGGGGAGTCCCCGTCCCATTACGCTTTCATCTTATTTGAATGGAGCATCGAAGTCAAAACAGAATTGTAAACTTTATGTGTCAGTTTAGATCTATTCCACGCAAAAACCGACTTTCTTTTTAAATTCTTCGATGTCTATCTTGCGGTAGCGAAGTACCTTTGTGTTTATTCTTAAAGGCTTAGGAAAGTCAGGATTGTACTTTTCCCACCTGTAAAGCGTAGACCTGCTGACCTGAAACATATCGCACACTTCCTTCGGCGTCAGCGTCACTTCAAAATTAATTCCTTGCTTTTCCATTTTCATTCCTCCTTGCTGACAAGCGTTTCCAGTTCTTTGATTGCCCAGTCGATTTTTCCCTCGGCAATGAACACGAGGGCCTGCCGAAGATTCTCTATCGCGATCTCCCTGGACACCCGCTGCAGGGCGATCTGCTCATCAATTTGAATTCCGGTGTCGATGCGCCACGCTTGAATGCGCTTGAGGTACCAGATCGCCTTCTTCAGATCCTGATCAAACGCTCCCTTGAATGGGGCCCGAAGGATGTACTTGATGGCCGATCCGGCGCAGAAGTTGAGGCGGTCGATGATGTCTATGACTTCGATCGAATACCTCGTGTAGTGCTGCGGATGGTTCACAAGATCAGGTTCAGACATAGTTCATCTCCTTGAAGTGCAGCTTCGAGTCCATCTCTTCTTCGGCTCGGTCGTAGAAGGCCGGAGCGGTTCCCATTGCGTACCTTTGAGAGGCGATCTCATAAGGCTCGAAGTTGTCCAGCAGCGTTTCGAACTGCTCGGACATCAACTCCCTACAGACCTTCAATTGCGGGAAAAGGATTTTTTTATGCCGATTCCAAACATTGAAGACCGTTTGGAAGGCAAAGTTTGCCCGGGCAATTTTTTCACGCTCCAAGGCTTTCCCCTCTTCCGTGTACCAGTTGGTCAACCCCCACGCAAAAGTAAGCTGGGCTTTGGCGAGCCTGAACTGTTCCATCAGGTTCGGGTCCGTCCCCTTTGAGAAACGGATAGCAGCGAAGGGCTCGAGGAAGGACAGACCGAAGCCGAGGCGGTCGTCGCGCGTCCAGACGCCATTTCCGCGAATTAGAATCTGCGAGAGGGCGGACGCAGCGCGGAGCCCGGCTAGGGTTGAGACCTTACGGTGCGGTTTGCGTGGTTTCTTGCTTTTCGGCATGATCACCGTCCCGTGGAGCCGAAGCCGCCAGATCCGCGTTTGGTTTCCGGAAGCTTGTCAACTTCCTTGAAACGCGGCCTGATCATCTCTTCAATGGTCACCTGGGCGATCCGGTCTCCGGCGAGGATCATGTAATCCTTTGTCGGATACCAGGTCACAAAAACTTCCCCTGTGTAGTCCTGATCGACTATGAGCGTAGGCTGGAGTACGTTCCGCAGAATCAGGTTTGAGGAGCGCGGGTAGACGAGCAGCTTGTATCCGGCCGGGATCACGAAGGCAAGGCCGGTGCGGATTTTTGCGGGCTCTCCTGCGTGGACGTACTGGTCCTCGATAGCGTACAGGTCGGCCCCCGCAGATCCTTCCGTGCCGAAGGTGGGGACGTGCGCCAATGGGTGAAGGGAGACGATTTTGATGTCAACCTCTTTCATTTTTCTTCCTCCCTTCTGACCGCCATTGCGGTCTTTGCTATATCGAGGATTGAGGAAAGATGGTCTATTTCCCGGGTGTTTTTAAACGGTACGGTCAAAACGACCTCAGCAGTCCGCCCGGAACGGACGATCAAATTAGGGGATTCGTCCCCAATTTCGATGCTGAATTTCATCTCGCACATTTTCTTAATTCCTTCGAGAAAGCCTGAATAACGGTTTTTAAAAGGCTCGACCTGGCCACTTGATGCTCAGAAACCTTGTCGACGGCTTGAAACGCCGCATTCAGGTTTCCGGCTTTGAACGAATCCAAAGCGGTCTGGAAATAGATGCGGTCAATTTCCGAAAAGCAATCGGATTCTGCGCAGTACCGCAGCATATCTTTCAGGTTCGCCGGCATGATCAAAACGGCACATCCTCGTCCGGGAAGCTCTGGGCTGGGGCCGCGCGTCCGGATGCGGCGGCATATTGAGCAGCGGTTGTGGTCGCGGGCGCCTGGGCGGGCTTTCCGGCGCCTTCCGCAGCTCTGGCGCCCAACTGCATCTGCTCTCCAATAATCTCCGTGCTGTAGCGCTTGATGCCGTCCTTTTCGTAGCTGCGGGTGCGCAGGCGGCCTTCTATATAGACTTCGCTACCCTTCTGAAGGTACTGCTGCGCGATTTCAGCTGTCTTGCCGAACAGGACGACGTTGTGCCACTCGGTCTCCTCCCCGCGGTTTCCATCGCGGTCCTTGTAGCGCCGAGAGGTCGCGACGGCCAGATGGCATATTGGCGTGCCTCCATCCGACGCATAGCGCGTCTCGGGATCCCGGCCAAGGCGGCCTAGCAAAACAACTTTATTGACTGATGCCATAGTTTTCTCTCGTTGAATAGGGTGTCAGTTTCCGGCGGCCGGAGCCGGGGACTCGGCTGCGGCTTCAGGGGCGGGGGCCTCGACCGGGGCCTGCTCGATCACGGGCGCGGCTTCTTCTCCGGTCTCTACGAAGTTGCTGTCGATCCAGTCCTGCTCGGTGACGGCTTCGCCTCGGTCGGCCTTCTCGTCGATCTCGGTCGCGCGGGCGGCTTCGATGCTCACGGGCAGATACTTAAACAGGCGGCGGATCACGGTCTTCTTAGCCATCTCCTCCCAGTGATCGACCCAGGGGCCGCGCGTGCCGGCGCGGCTGCTCTTCCTCACGGCCTCGATCTCGGCGCGGCTGAGCACTTCGAACTGAACGCCACCGTCCTTGAGGGCGGCGACGGCATAGACATAGGTCACGGGGCCGCGGACCGCGGTGGCGGCCGGGATGTGCCGCACGTCCGGGTGCAGCCCAAGCTCATAGTGAAACTCGTCAGCCTCGTGGACGCAGTACGCGCACAGGCTCAGGATTTGGCCGGATCGACGCGCAAGGTCGATCATGCCGCGATAGCCGATGATGAGCTGGCAGGTCTTCCCGTACGGCAGCAGGTAGCAGTGACCCAATGCGGAGCCGGGTTCGAGCCCCAGCGCGGCGCACTGGAGGACTGCGCCGAAAATGCTCTCGCGGTCGCAGCGAAGCAGGGCCGGGGTCTTGCGGAACTCGGTCAGCACGATGCGGGTCAGGCGGTCGGCCGTGAGGCTCTTCGGCAGGGCGAGCGCCATCTGCTTTTTAAATCTGTCGCTCACCAGCATGTTGATGATCGGGTTCTTGCTGGCGACGCGAGCGGGGGCTTTGACGGGGGCCGGGGCTTGTCCGAGTGCGGTTGCGAGTTTGTCGGTGGTGTTCATGTTTTGTTTTGCTCCTAGGTTCGTTTGGGGGGGCGTTCACGCAGCGAGACGCAGGACGCGCGTCTTCTTCTCTGCGAGATAGTCCTGATAAAGCTCGGGCTCGTTGGCCTTGAGCCGCGCCGAGTCGAGCCTCCGTGAGGTCTGAGTCTTGTAGGTGGCGGCCTTCTTGCCGGCAATAGTCAGGCCGGCGCGGGGGCCGATTGCCACGATGAGCTTTGAGGCGAGCGCCTTCTCCTGGCTCTCGAGCTCCGCGATCCTGCCACGCAGCGTCTGGAGCTCGCCGATGAGCGCGGCCTCGTCGTTGGTCGCTTCTTCAAGTTCTCCGCTGTCGTCGGCGTAGAGGGCGCGGACATCGCTCGGGGTCGCGGCCTCGGGCGGCACCTTCCCGATTACGTGCGCTTTCCAAAAGTCCTCCATGCGCTCGCGAAGCGTCTCGATTACCTCGTCGTTGCGGGGCACTGAGTAGATCCGGAAGTCTTGACCGGCAATGAGTACGGCCACATAAGCGATAGGAAGGCCGGTAATTCCGAGATACCACTGCACCTGCGTCTCGTAGTAGACGGGGATCTCGTGGCCTTCGGGGTCTCCTCCGGCGACGATTTCCTCCTCCTGACTCGGGCCCCAGCCGTCCGCGGTGCGGGTCGTCTTGCACTCGAGCACTGCAACGGGCAGCGTGTCGCCCTGGTTGTAGATAAGGCGGTCGACGTTGGCGCACTCCCAAGGCCGGCCGTCGGTCTGGAGCATTCCGGGGGCGGCCTTGATGCGGAAGCCAGTCCTGCGTGCGAATTCCTGCGCGACGGTCTCCTCGAGCACGGTGCCGAAGTGGGCGGCCTGCGAAGGCTCGATGTCGTCGGCCGGGGCCGTGGCGGTCTTGTCCTGCCAAACATCGAGGGCTGTGCGCCACTTGCTCAGCCCCAGGATCGCGGCGACATCTGATCCGCCGATACCGCGGCGGCGGAGTTTCAGCCAGTCGGCGCGGGTAAGACCTTCAAGAGAAATCGTTTGAATAGCAGCAGTCATTTCTTTTCTTCAGAGATTCAGAATTCAGAATGGGAGTGAGGAGACGTAGAAGTGAGGGTGAGCCACTGGGAGAAGCTCGCCGTGCTTTTCCATCCACTCACGGTTACAGCGGAGGTTGAGTTTGTCGACCGCGACCTGAGCCTCTTCCTCCGTGTCGTAGTAGTCATGCCAGGTGAGGAAATCGACCCCAACCCAGAGACTCGCCTCGGCGGCGGCGAACGGGAATTGGCAGAGCGCCGCGTAGAAGTGCTTTCCAGCTCCTCGCATCACGGCACCCCCGCGATTGCGCAGATTGCCCAGTACATCCAGCCGAGCACCGTTGCCGCGCCGATGAGTGCGAGGAACAGGGCTGTACCCACGATGACGTTGTCTTTCATTTGGTTTCCTCCTCGGCAGGAGGTAAGCATTCCTTTTTAAGGATCTCAAGCCGCATGCGTGCTTGGCGTACAACTTTGTCGATGTCTTGCATGTATGCGGTGACACTTTTCGCGTTCCAGCCCGCCAGGAAAAAAAATTCACATTTGGACGCTAATTTCCCGATGGGGATCTCGAGGTCGCAGATCAGCATTTCCAGCTTTTCTTTGTTCATGTCTTTTTCCATGTCTGTCTCCTGTTAATCGATCAGCTCGCACTCGGCGGCGGGCTTGCCATTGATATCCGCGATATCGGATTTGATGCTGATTCGGTAGGTGTACATGAGGACTCCTTTGTAAACTTTTAGTTTCTTTCAGCAACTCAAAATATACGCTTACCGTTAACGATAATCAAACGATACGTTTATAGTGATAACCCCTATATGTAAACGAAGCATAAAAAAGCCTCGCAAGTGCGAGGCTAGTGTTTTAACTGTTGTTTTTAGATTTTTCTAACAAGACAGGTCGTGACGACCCTCCCTAAAATTTTGAATCCACTTTCGATGTCTGGCGGCGAAAGCGTGTATGTCTGGTAAAGATGATTGTCACTGATGATGTTTAGGCTTTTGCCAACTCGCTGTATCCGTTTTATAAAAAGCTCGTCACTGAAAATAAAAGCAAAAATCGAATCCGTATAGACGGAGTTAACGCTTGTGTCAAGGATCACAAAGTCCCCGTCTTCAAGAGTGGGGCTCATGGAGTCTCCGCTTACACCGATGATATTTAGTGCCCTAGGGTTTGCATCTCCGCAATGTCGGGACACCCACGGTCTATTTACTTGAATCATCTGGACAACGGCTGCATTTGATAGCTCTCTCCCGTTGCCGCAGGAGGCTTTTACGTCCATTAAAGGGATACTTACCCAGTCCGCTGATACCAATGATTGATGAGCCGGGTCGTCCACTCTCCCCGTTATTAACCAAGAAGGGGAAACCTGAAGAGCCGCGCACATTCGCTCTACTTCATCAACCCCGGGGCGGTTCCTGCCAGACAACCAAGCCGAAAGTGCTTGAGGGCTGACATCTATTTTTCTGGCGAAAGACGCTTGCGATAAGCCCTTTTCATCAAGCAGCGCTCGAACGCGATTCATAAGAGATGAGGCGGTCATTTAAATTCTCCCATTTTGGCGGATAAAGATTAACGCAAAGTTCACATTAAACAAAATAAAGCGTATACTTTTGGTGTACATTAAAAATGGAGAATTTAATGGATACGTTTACGCGAGCAATTGAAGGGGCGGGGTCTCTCGCCGAACTCTGCCGTCGCATGAGCAGAGTACCTGATAGCGCCCCCGTGACCCCTCAGGTTTTTTCTGGATGGAGACGTAGGGGGCAAGTCCCTGAGAACCGAGTCTGGCAGTTTGCTGAGGCTTCGGGGATCGCCCCGTGGGAAATCCGCCCCGATATTTTCGACCGCCCTGAGATTTACCTTTCGAAAGTCGCAAAGATTGCGGCTAAGTGAGGGCTCTCATGAGCTTTGAGTGCGTCTCCCAAATTCTTGATAGCGACCTCACTAACGGTACTGAAGTAGCCGTGTTGGTCGCGCTTGCCCACTGCTTGAACGAGCAGACGGGGGAGTGCTTCCCGTCTACGGAGACGATTTCTCGTCTTGCTAGGCGCTCTCCTCTCGTAGTGCGAAAAGCGCTTAAGAGGCTTACCGATCTTGGATACATCTCTCAGAGCCAATCCCCCGGAGCTAAACGCTTCTTCTCTATACACCTCGACAAAATAACCGCCTTTGAAGGGGGTAAAGAACTTGAAGGGGGTAAAGAACTTGAAGGGGGTAAAGAACTTGAAGGGGAGGGGGTAAAGAACTTTAGGGGGACCCCGTATAAAAGTTTAGGGGGAGGGGGTAAAGAACTTTACCCCGAACAAGGAAGTAATAAGGAAATTAATAAGGAAGTTAATCAGGAAGATCTACCTCCCCCCTCGCCTGCGGCGAAGCGGGAGGCACAGACACACCGCTTCTCGCTATCCGAGATACCGGATGCGTCGAAAGAGAAAACCAGAACTCATCAGGCATTCAAACCTCCGGAGCTCGGCGTCGAGCTCACCGAGTCCGCTTTCAGAGACTGGATGACGGTACGCAAGGCAAAGCACTCACCGCTCACCGAGACGGCATGGAAGCACTTCAAAGCCCAGGTCGTTAAGTCTGGTCTCTCAGTCCAGCAAGCGGTTGAGCTATGCGCCACACGGGGATGGATCTCGATCAACGCCGATTGGCAGGCGGTTAAGGATTACGAGAAAGAGACCGACTCACGCTCCAGCATGGATAGGACGGTAGCCAACGTCATCAAGGCTCTGGGGATCACAGACGACACGAAGGAAGAGGAAAAGGACACTGTAGATGACTGGATTTAAGTACGAAGGATCTGACGTCAAGCAGATCACCGATCAGGTTACGGGGCTCGCTGATCTCTTGGGAGCCAAAACCCCATCAGAAAAGGGACTCGTCCTCTGGGTTTCTTGTCTCAAGGATGAAGTCCCGGCATGGGCGGCTATATCAGCGCTTACGGATTGGCCGAAGCGACACAGCAAGATGGCTGCGCCGTCAGACATCGTGAAGTCTGCCAAGGAAATCCGTGAGCGGGCTCAAGAGAAGAAAGTTCAGGAAGACAGCGCCAAAGAGGTGACGATTTCCGCAGTGACTCCCGCTGATCCCGCGGTCAATGCCGCTTACCACCGCTGGCTAACTGCGAGACATGATCTCCCAGCGCTGACCGGAAAAGAGTGGATGTGGCGGAAGCTGATCGCCTACGTCGAGCATCGCCCGCTCAGGCTCGAGGATGAGCTCTTTGTCCGCAAGCAGTTCGGGGATACTCCGTCAGAGTCTGCGATTACTGAAGCGAGAGAAGGTCTGAGAAAGAGAGAAGAGGCAGAAGCCGCGATCCCTCCATTCCTTACTCTGATCGCCGAGGAGCGAGCTAAAAGCGCCAAAGGTTCAGTTGTACCGGCTACCGCCAGGAAGACGCTTGCAGGCGGTCCTGGCGCCAGAGAGGACGATATCCCTGAGTGGGTCTCTTCCTATTCCTCCGATTCTTTCGACGATATCCCCTTCTAAGAGGAGTGAGCATGATCCCAGCCAGTTTCGTTTCCTACACGCTCACGCAGCCAGTCGCCAGAGTCGCCAGAGTCGCCGAGATAGCCGATGCCAAGGAAAAGGCAGCCAAAGATAGGGCCGTCAGAGTCCTGACTGATGAGCGGATGTACCCGCTGGAAGACCTGCAAAAGTGCGAGGAGCACTTCCAAAAGGTATCGGCTTATGTCGAGGCAAGACGAGAAATCATCTCCCACGCCAAGGGCGCGAGGATCTTACCTGACGCCATCCCTGAAGATGTCTGGAAGTCTCTGGATATCCTCTGCCGGACTGCACCGGCTATGTACCTTGAAGCCCGGCTAAAGGTCACCATAGGCGTCATCGCGGACGCGTATAAGCGAAAGGGAATGGTCCGTCCTTCTGTCCACGATCATCGCCTGGTGCCGGATGCTTCATGGGTGAAGACTGACAGCGATGTCCGAAAGTACATCAAGCAGCTCAGGGCGGTGCCTGACGGTAGCAGAAAGCGCTTCCCGGCAGTGATTCGGGAGCATATCGCTCGAGCATCGATGAAGCTGCCAATCCCGGTAGTGGCAGACCGATTTGGGATCTCCACATGGTATGTGAGCGAGGTCCGGAGGGAATTCAAGGAAAAGCAGGAGGAGAAAAGTGAGTTTTGAGTTTGGCTTCCAGGTGCCGGGTAAAGCGAGAGGAGCCGCCCGGCCTCGGTTCATGAGGAACGGTCACACCTATATCCCGGATGAAGACCGACGGTACCGCGCTTTCGTCCAGTCAATGGCGAGAAAGGCGATTGCCGGGACGCAGTACACAGGGAAAGATGCGCTCTCTTTTGCAGTCGATATCCTTGTCTGCTGTAAGGTCCCCGTCTCATGGGCCAAGGCAAAGAAAGCAGCGGCGCTCCGGCAAGAGATTTCTCCCGGGAAACCAGACGCCGATAATGTCGCCAAAATCGTCTTAGACAGCCTCAACGACATCGCATGGGTGGATGACAGCAAAGTGTCCATCCTGACCGTCAGGAAGCGGTACAGCGACGCCTATGAGGGTATCCGGGTATGGGTGGAGGCAGAACCGACAGACAGGAGAGAAGCGTGATCGAAGATCGAGACCTGGACGCGAGACTCGAAAACTGGGCGAGAGTTTATAGGGACCGATCATGCTTACGCGCATCGTGGCTTGCGAAGATGATCGCACTGTTTGGTGCGCCGGAGGATTTCTATCAGGACGATCAGCGGAAATCAGATCCGGTAGACGCAGCAGACGCTGCTCTTGTCGAGCGCGCGCTCTGCTCCCCGCTGTATCCGGAAAAATATCGTCTCATGATCTGCGTGCTCTACCTGAGGCCGATGATTCCTGTCGGCAGACTGGGAAAGGCTATGGGCCTGAATAGACGTAGATTCGACGAGGAACTTCATAACGCTTGTGTTATGCTTTCCAATATTCTTGATTTTTACGCCAGAGATAAAAATTTTGCTTTTCATAATGACGAGGCGTAAAATGAAAATATCAGTAAGCGAAAGACGCAAGATGTAATTAAGGTTGGCCGATGGCCAGCCTTTTTGCACCCGTAAGAAACGTAAGCCCGAAGGTCAGAAGATCTCCGGGCTAAATTTTTATGCCGGGCGGGGTTTTCTTTTGTCCCTTGGGCCGGCCCCCGACCCGGCGCCACATTTTGGATTTCCTTATGGTAAGAGACTGGGATGTCGTCCGAGAGCTTCTCGGAAAGATTGAAGATGAATCACTGAAGGAATTCATCGAACATCTCCATAAGGACATCTTGTTCGGAAAGAACGATGAGAAGTTCGAATCCATTGTGGCACGTCACCTGAAACTTCTGTCCGAGTCAGGCTACATCAAGGGCATCCAGTACGGCTGCACGCTTCCGGGCAAGGTGAGCTACGTGAGGATCGAGCCAGAGCTGACTATGGCAGGGTATGACCTCCTTGAGGTTCTACGGTCAAAAACGGTTTGGAGGAGCAAATAGGTTTCTTGTACGGTTCGCGCGCGAGGAAACAAATGAAATTTGCCAATGAGTATTCTGAATTACGCGAATCCGAAAAGAGATTTATCAGGTTTAACGACCTGATTCCATTCGTATTTTTCGATGACACAAAAGATAGGAACGGTGCATTGCACTCCGACAAGAATGGCCAGTTTGTAAGCAAAGAAGGAACAGCAGAAAAATGGACGCCAAGAAATAAAGAGCCTAGTGAAAATAAAAAGTTTGACGAAAATAAATACAAAGAGTTACTCGGCGTCGAGTTCAAGGGTGTCAAACGTCGAGCGGCGGTAAGAAAACTCATCAACGAAAAGAAAGGCCATGGCAATTAGAAAGTTCCAGAAAACAATGGGTGGGCGGCCATCGGCTTACGGTCCAGAGATGGCTAACAAGATTCTCTCTCTGATTAGAGAAGGAAAGTCCGAGGCAAAGATATGCAAAATGCCGGGCATGCCAAGTGCAGAAGCTTTAAGACTGTGGAAGAAGAAGTATCCCGACTTTCTTGCGGCCACAATCGAAGCTAGGCGGTTCAGTGCTGAACTCTACAACGATCGGCGCATGGACCTGGTTAAAGAGCTTATAGAGAAGACCCAGCTCCATGAAAATGAGGGAATCAGCTTCCCCAAGGGTGTTGTAGACGGCTACAAGGTAGCTATGCAGGAGCTGGCCAGAGAAGCTGCTATTCGTGATGACCACCGCTTCAGCGACCGCCAGAAGGTGATCGCAGAGGTTAATTCCGGCAGCGTCGGGGACGGCATGGATGCGGTTTACGCCAAAATGCGGGAGGCTGTCGAGGCCCATAAAGATGCCGGTAAGTAACCCCTTTGCTGAGATCTGGAGGCCGCACCGCTACAAAGTGTTCTATGGCGGCCGCGGATCGGGCAAGAGCTGGGCCGTGGCCGAGGCCTTGATTGTGATGGCCGACATGGCAAGGCTCCGTGTTCTTTGCTGCAGGGAGATTCAGGCCTCAATCCGCGATTCTTCCTACCAGGTGCTGAAGGATACGGCCTACAGGCTCGGCATCGCCGACCACTTCGATTTCCTCGAGGCAGAAATCCGCAGCAAGGAAACAGGCAGCAGGTTCATATTCAAGGGGCTTTCCCACAACCAGTCGCTCAAGTCTACTGAAGGCATTGACATCGCCTGGGTGGAAGAGGCCCAAACAGTTTCAGAAGCGTCATGGTCCGTCCTGATCCCGACGATAAGAAAGCCGGGGTCCGAAATCTGGATCACCTTCAACCCCCTGAACGCAGACGATCCGACGACGAAAAGGTTCATCGAGAACCCGCCGCCGGACGCCTGCGTTCGCAAAGTCAACTACGACGAGAACGCCTACTTCCCAGACGAGCTCCGAAAAGAAATGGAGTTCCTGAAGAAGTCGGACTACGAAGCCTATCTGCACATCTGGGAGGGGTATCCAAGAACGATATCGGACGCCCAGGTGTTCAAAGGCCGCTATGTTGTCGAAGACTTTCCGGACGATCTTTGGAAGAAGGCGGACAGGCTGTTCTTCGGCGCCGACTTTGGCTTTGCGAACGACCCGAACACGCTTGTCCGCTGCTTCATCCTCGATGGCCGCCTCTACATTGACTACGAGGCGTATGCGGTCGGGGTGGAGCTCGACGAAATGCCGCAGCTCTACGAATCCGTCCCGGGGTCGCACGAATGGCCGATCAAGGCCGACTCGGCCAGGCCTGAGACCATCAGCTATCTGGCAAACCGGGTCAATCCGCCTTTCCGGATCTCGGCCGCAACGAAGTGGCAGGGAAGCGTGGAGGATGGAATCGCCTATCTGAAGAGCTTCGAGAAGATCGTCATCCATCCGCGATGCAAACACGCCGCGGATGAGTTCAGGCTCTACTCGTATAAGGTTGACAAGACCACAGACGAGGTTCTTCCGATCATTTTGGACAAGTCGAACCACATTATCGACGGGCTTCGCTACGCCCTTGACGGCTATATCACGAAGCCCGGGCTGAGTAAGTGGGCCGCTTTAGGACGGATGCAATGAGCAGAACCAGCGCAAGAAACATAAAAAAGTCCGCGGCCAAAAGGCTGTTTCTGGACGGGGTGATCAATCCCCTGCTCAGGATCGGCAGCCAGAGCCGCAACACCTTTGCTGCGACCCATTACGTTCCGAGGTTCGAGTCTCTCGATCGCTCCCAGCTCGAGTGGGCGTATCAGGGGTCGTGGATCTGCTCCCTCGCGGTGGACATCATCGCCGAGGACATGACCCGCGAGGGCATAGACATCAAGTCCGAGAATCCCAAGGTTGTGGACCGGCTGAACGCCGATCTTGACGACTGGCGGGTGTGGGACTCCATTGCGGACGCTATCAAGTGGGCCCGGCTCTACGGCGGGTCCGTCGCCGTCATGATGATCGACGGGCAGGACATGAGCCAGCCGCTCGCCGAAGTCCGAAAAGGGGCGTTCCGCGGGCTGTACGTTCTTGACCGCTGGCAGATACAGCCCTCAAGCGAGCTCGTTCAGGCGCTTGGACCCGATTTCGGAAAACCCGAATACTACGAGGTCCTGCAAAAGGAAGTCGGCGTCAACATCCCTGGCAACAGGATCCACCATTCGAGAGTGATCAGGCTCGACGGCCGGAGGCTGCCATTTAACCTGAGGCAGGCCTATCAGGGGTGGGGCGCCTCCATACTCGAGGCCGTCATTCCTCAGGTTCAGATGTTCGACCTTGCGACGCAGGGCGCAGCTCAGCTGATCAGCAAGTCGTACCTGCGCTACTACAAGGTGCAGGGGCTGCGGGACATCCTGACGAACAGTCTCGCCCGCGACGGTTTCCTGAAACAGATGGACTACATGAGGGAGTTCCAGGGGATCGAGGGTCTGACCATCGGCGACAGCACCGATGAGTTCCAGACGATGCAGTACTCGTTCACGGGGATCCCGGACATTCTGCTGCAGTTCGGGCAGCAGATCTCCGGCGCCATCGGCGTTCCCCTTGTGCGCCTGTTTGGGCAGTCTCCGGCGGGATTCAACTCAACCGGAGAGTCGGACCTTCGGATCTATTACGACAACGTGAAGCACGATCAGGACTCCGACCTGAGGCCGGGCCTGAAGAGGCTGCTTCGCGTCATGTATGAGTCGGCCTTTGGTTCGGCGCCGGACGCCGACTTCGGCTTTGAGTTCAAGAGCCTCTGGCAGATGACGAACGAGCAGAAGTCCCAGGCTGCGCAGGGCCTTGCCGGTTCGATCATTCAGGCCCTTCAGGCCGGCGCCATCCCGACATCAGTTGCGATGAAGGAGCTGAGAAAGCTGTCCGACACGATCGGGCTCTTTGGTTCGATCAGTGACGAAGACATAGATGCCGCCGAAGAGGCAGACAACGGGATGATGCCCCCGGAGGCCAAGTTAACGGAGGATCCGTTAAATGCCAAACCCGAAAGCGTTCCGGGAGCAAACCAAAACGGCGCAGCTGTTGGCGTGGTACCAAAAGCGCCTCAAGCGGGTGGCCCGACAGGTGGACCGAATCGCCCGTGACTACTCCGCCGCCGCTGACCCCGTGAAGGCCGCCTCTGAGATCCAGATGCGGCTTTTTTCATACGCGGACGAGATCGACGCCTGGGCGCACGAGATATCGGGAATCATGCTCAAGCGGGCCGGAGCGGCCGACTTCGAAACGTGGAAGCTGGTGGGTGTAGAACTCTCGGCAGAAACAAGAAAACGCCTGAAGGACGCGCTGACAGGGAAGGCCTACGAGGATCTTCAAAACCTTCAGGTCGACCTGATCAAGTCTCTTCCAAGAGAGGCCGCGGAAAAGGTTCAGGAGATGGCGCAGCGCAGCCTCATGACGGGCGAGCGCTTCGCTTCTTTCGCCGAGGACATAAAGCGGCTCGGGCCCATCACGATGAGCCGGTCGATCTGCATCGCAAGAACCGAGACGGCAAGAGCCAGGACGTCTTACACACAGGCAAGGGCGCAGGCCGTCGGGTCTACGCACTACATCTGGCACACGGTAGGTGACGGGGCGGTAAGACCAAGGCATCGGCAGCTTGATGGGACGATACAGTCCTGGAACGACCCGCCGATCACGAGCGAGCCGGGTCAGAAGATCGTTCACTCTCATCCTGGCCAGCTGTGGAACTGCCGCTGCTGGGCAGAACCGTTGTTTCCTAAATCGAAGTACGAATCATGAAGTTTAGAGATGGAAATTTCCTCACAAGCGAGCGGCTGAGCCCTCACAAGGAGCTGACTCCGGAGGGGTATCTGCTCTGCCGGGACGTTCCGATCTCGAGAGTCGGCACATTTGACTACACGGGCGCGGACGTCTCGATGAACGCCCCTGTCGTGCATGTCGGCCGCCCGGCAGAAGAGCTGTTCAAGCCCGAGACGATCGCGAGCTTTGAGGGCAAGCCAATCGTGATCGGGCACGACACCTTTGCGGACCCGGAGACGTGGAAAAAGATCTCCATCGGGCACGTGCAGAACGTGCGGCGGGGCGAAGGTGACGAATCCGGCCTTCTTCTGGCCGACCTTCTTGTCCTGGACAAGAAGGGAATCGACTTGATCGAAAACGGGACGCTCTGCGAAATCTCGTGCGGCTACGACGCGAATTTCGTGCGGGACGGCGCCGATTCCGGTCATCAGGTGGGCATTGTGGGGAACCACGTTGCTCTTGTTAATCAGGGGCGGTGTGGCCCCGTTTGTTCTATTGGTGATGGTTTTATGAACGAACCTAAATCTAGTTGGAAGACTATGCTCCGCCGCCTCTTCCGTGACGGCGATGAGGATAAGTTCAATGAAGCGCTCGACAAGGTCGACGTTAAGGATGCTGATCCGGAGCCTGCTGCGGAGCCCGCTCCGGCTCCCGCGCCTTCTCCCGAAGACCGAATCGCAGCGCTCGAGAAGGCGGTGGGAGAGCTGACGGCCTTTGTCCAGAAGCTGCAGTCCGCAGAGGCAGCCAAGGAAAAGCCGGAGCAGGCTGCGGATGAAGAGCCTGCCCAACCGGGACCCGATCCTGAAGCGGCTCCGGTTGACGAGACCGTTCCAGCCGAGGAGTCGCAGGAAGTTCTCGCTGACGCAGAGGATGTCTGCCCGGGCATCAAGAAGCCCGCGGCTGACGCCAAGACCGGCGGCTTCTCTAAGGATGTTCTCAACCGCCTCCGCCGCCAGGCCCTCAAGGCCGCAGGCGTGAAAGAGTTTGGCGACGCCGACACGCTGGACGACGCCTCTTTGGCGATTGCGTTCAAGGCTGCTGCCGAACTGGCCCGCGCCAAGAACAACCCGGTCGCTGTCCATATGGCCGATCAGGCTCCCCGCTCAACGAGCAATGCGGATCTCAACAAAAAGTTTGCTGAATTTTGGAAGGAAAAATAACCATGTCTCAGTTCATCGGCACCTCCATGACGCCCGGCTATGCAGGCGACCTTACCCGCGGTCTTTTTGACGCGACCATTGAAACCAAGGTCAACGACGGAACCGTCAAGGCTTTCGGCGTGCCCGTCAAGCTTTCGAGCGGCAAGGCCGCAGCTGTGAGCGCCGCCTCCGATGCCGTCTACGGCTTCTCTGTGCGCGAATACGGTCAGGCCGACAACAATGGCGTGCAGGAAATGGAGCTCGTCTCCGTTCTTCGCCGCGGCTACATCGCTGTCACCGTTTCCAGCGGCACGGCCGCTGCGGGCGGCCAGGTTTATCTCACTTTGACCGGTGCGATTTCCGCTGATTCCACCTCCAACACCGCCCTCTCCGGAGCGACCTTCATGGGCCCCGCGGATGCGAACGGTCTGGCTGAAATTGCCTTTAACATCTAAGGAGCACTTCCATGAAATTTACTGACTCTGAGATTCAGAGCACTGGTGCATTCCTTGTTGGCCAGCTTGAACGACTCGACCCCCACAATTACGACCCGATCGCCGAATTCACCTGGTCCCGCGACATGCCTCTGCGCGAGGATGTCACGATCGCAGACGAGGTGACTTCCTTCATCCTCACGAACTACGCGGGCGGCTTTGGCGGCACCGGCAGCGGCACCAAGAGCTGGATCCGCGGCGAGGCCACCACCCCGGCCCGCGTCTCCATTCAGATGAACAAGATCACTACCCCCGTTACCCCGTGGGGCATGGAGGTCGACTACACGATCTTCGATCTGGAAAAGGCCATGAAGGCCGGCCGCCCGATCGACAAGATGAAGCACGATGCCATGCGCATGAAGCACCAGCTCGATATCGACACCCAGGTGTACATGGGCGACACCGAGCTTGGGATTTCCGGCCTTCTCAACAACTCTGCTATCGCCAAAGAGAACGTCGGCGCTTTTGATGCTTCGACCACCACGGCTGAAAAGGCCATCAAGTTCTTCAACTCCGTGCTCGATGCAGCCTGGAAGAACACGGCCTACAACCGCATTCCGGACACCTGCCTGATTCCGCCCGCGCTGTTCTCGGCTCTTGCCTCCCAGCAGCTGCCGAACACGAACATGAATGTTCTGCAGTACGTCACCAGCAACAACCTGGCAGTCGCCAACGGCGGAAGCCTGACGATTCGCCCGGTTCGGTGGCTTGCTGATTCGAGCATTAACTCCGGTAAAGGCCGCATTGTTGCCTATACCCGCCGCGACGACGTGGTTCGCTTCCCGCTCGTTCAGATTCAGGCTCTGCCGGTGCAGTACCGCGACTATCGCCAGATTGTCCCGTACTACGGCGCCCTGGGCGGTGTGGAGTTCGTCCGCCCCGAGATGGTGTACTACGCCGATCTCGCGGACTAAGTGGAGGAGTTATGAAAAGGATCACTGTCAACGGCCCGGTCACGCTCCGGCTTAACGGTAAGAGGCTCCCTTTTGCCGCGGGGAAGGAGTACGTGGTCTCTGATGAAGTGGCCGGAAACAGCTACCTCAGTCAGTACATCCTGACCGTTTCCGACGTGAAGGGAAGAACCAGGAAGAAGGACGCGGCGGAGGCGAAAGATGACGGCTCTGACAGTTGATTCTTTTCGTTCCTCGTTTCCGGAGTTCACGGAAGAGCTCTATCCGGGGCCTTCCGTTGAAATCCGCCTGGCGCTTGCCGACAAGTTCTTTTCCGAAGACGTTTGGACAGACGAGGCCTTGCGAAATCACGTGATGGGCCTGTACGCGGCCCATTTCCTGAAGGCGCAGGGGTCGGGAGCGGCGGGAGGATCCGGGAATTCAGGAGAGGCATCCGGCGTGGTTTCCTCCAAATCCGTGGACGGCGCTTCCGTGTCTTTTGATACGGGTTCCGTAACGGAAACAGGGGCCGGATCGTGGAATGTCACGGCGTATGGACGCGAGCTTTACATGCTGCTCAAGATTTTTGGAGCCGGGGCGAGGCAGATATGAAGGTCAAGCCGTTCGCGTCAATAACGACGACCTCGCGCATTGATGAAGTGAAAAAGGCTGTAAATCGCATCAAGGGCGCTGCCGTTTTCGTCGGAATAGCCTCCGGCAGCAAAGGGGACGCCAGAAGCGACGGAGGACCGTCCAACCATGAGCTCGGGTTCATTCACGAGTTTGGAAGCCCGGCAGCCAACATCCCGGAGAGACCCTTTTTAAGGCCCGGCGTGAGGAAGGCGGCTCCGAATTACATCCCTAAGCTCAAGGCCGCCATGAAGGCCGGGCTGCACGGTGACGGGGCTGCGATGGAAAGGCTCCTCGAACAGGCTGGGTCCATCGCCTCCTCTGCGGTGAAGGTCGAGATGTCAACCGGGAACTTTGTTCCGCTCAAGCCTTCGACCCTTAGAAACCGCAACCGATCAAGGCTCACCAAGAGCAAGCGTGAAAACGAGATGAACGGAGTGAACGTGAGGCCCTTGATCAATACGGGATCCCTGCGGAACTCCATCGACTATTACGTGGTAAAGGGAAAGTGACATGGCTCTGCTGGATGTATCGGAGGTTATCGAAGACCCTCTTTTCACATCCCCGTGCGCCTTGATCAAGACGGTTGAATCGACCGATGCCAATGGGGAGCCTGCGTGGGCAGACGGGGAAACGGCTGAGATTAACGCCGTGGTCACCTCTGACCAAAAAACGATTGACCGTCTTCCGGAAGCCCTGCAGCGGGCAGGGACGATCATCGTGCGGTGCGTGTCCGACATGGCGCCGGAAGGATTCGGGGCGGCTTATGACGCCGTCTTGTGGCATGGAAAGCGATTTGTTGTCAAAGACTGCGCCGATTACAGCCAGTTTGGAAGAGGCTTTTTACGGCTCGTCTGCTGGCCGGAGGAGGCTGGCAATGGCCGTTATTGATTCAAGAACAGCGGGGGTCCTCACTCCAGTTGAGTCTTCGAACACGAGCGACCCAACAAACACGATCCGTTCATGGGTTGCGCAGATAACAGGCATCCCGCTCGACCATGTCAGGCGGAGATGGCTGCCAAAGCCCGGCACGAGGCCCGGGGTAGACGAGAACTGGTGCGCTGTGGGGTTCGAGTCTGTCGAAACACACGGGAACCCCGACCAGATCGACCGCAAGGGGGATCTAGAGAAACCCGAAAGCGGAGACGTGCTCCGGGTTTCGCATCAGACGTTTCGATTTGTAGCCTCGTTCTATGGCCCGAGCGCCGCTCTAAACGCCGATCTGTTTAGAGAAGGATCTCAGGTCTTTCAGAACCTCAGATGGCTCGAAAAGTTCGGCTTAAAGCTGCAGGGGTTCGACGGTCAGGTGCAGCGCCTGCCGGATCTTCTTTACGAACAATGGGTGGACCGTTGCGACGTGCGGTTTTCCGTCGGGCGGGCCGTCCGCAGGACCTTCGGCATCAGGGATCTCTGTGCCGTCGGCGATATCCAAATCAAAACAGACTCTCACAGTGAGGATTGAAAATGGCAATTGCAACCACTCTTCCGGTTTCGCGCGTGGTCAATGTCGCGGTCGAGATGTCGCCCACGGCGGCGGCTCTCAGGAACTTCGGCTCCTGCCTGATCCTGGGCGATTCCGACATCATTGACACCGACGAGCGCATCAGGCTCTACAGCAGCATCTCTGACATTGCGACCGACTTCGGGATTTCGTCCCGGGAGTACCTCGCGGCTCAGGCTTTTTTCAGCCAGTCCCCGCAGCCTACCCAGGTTTACATCGGCCGCTGGGCGAAATCCGCCACGGCTGGAAGGCTGCGCGGCAGGACGCTCTCAAGCGCTGAGCAGGACATTTCCCTCTTTACGGCCATCACCACGGGGACGCTCTCGCTTACGATCGACGGAGCCTCGAAATCGATGGCGTCAATCGACCTTTCCGCAGAAACGAATCTGAACGGCGTGGCCTCTCAGATCTCGTCCGCGCTCGGAGTTTCCGGGTCCTGCGCCTGGACCGGAGAGCGTTTTGTAATCACGTCTGCCACGACCGGCACTTCGTCCACCGTGGCCACGACAGACACCGGGACTCTGTCTTCCCTGATGGGCTTTGCGGGTTCTGCCACCTCTGTTGCGGGCGTGGCGGCAGAGTCTCTGGCTTCCGCAATCACCGCGCTTCTTGATTACAACACGTGGTACATGGTCTGCGTCGCTCCGGACGCGTCTGATGATTCCATTGTCGAGGCTGCGGGGCTGATTGAAGCGGCTTCTCCCTCGAGAATGATCGGCTTCACGACTCAGAACTCTACGGAAATCGACTCGACAGCTTCTTCAACCCTCGGCTCCAGGCTGAAGGGCCTTGGGTACAACAGGACGATTCTCGTGTACTCGAGCGATTCTCCTGTGGCTGCCGCCTCGGTCTTTGGCCGCATGGCGACGATCAACTTTGAGGGAAGCAACACGACCCTGACCCTTAAGTTCAAGCAGCTCCCGGGCGTCACAGCGGAAAACCTTCGCAGCTCTCAGGCCGAGGCTCTGAAGTCCCATAACGTCAACGCCTTCTGCGCCTATCAGAATGACACGAGCATCCTCCAGGAAGGCATCACGTCCGGCGGATGGTTCATTGACGAAACGCACGGTCTTGACTGGCTTCAAAACAGAGTTGAGACGGATCTCTGGAACCTGCTCTACACATCGAAGAAGGTCGGGCAGGACGAGTCCGGCGCCACGGCCATCGTTTCCTGCGTTAACAAGAGCCTGGAGCAGGGCGTGACCAATGGCCTGATCGCCCCGGGAGTCTGGAACGGGGATGCCTTCGGAGCTCTGGAAAGCGGCGACACGCTCTCGACAGGCTACTACGTATACATCCAGCCTTTCGATGAGCAGTCCCAGTCCGACCGGGAGGCCCGCAAGGCCCCGCCGATTCAGATTGCTGTAAAGCTCAAGGGCGCCGTTCACTTCATCAACGTGACGATCACGGTTAACAGGTAAGGAGAGATTGGATGGCTACGTATTCTTTTATGGATGTGACCGCGACGCTGACGGGATCTACTGGCGTGATTGATCTCGGAGCCGGGTCCGGCGATTCGAAAGAAGGGATTTCCGTTGCGCTTGCCTCGTCCCGCAACACAATGACGATCGGGGCAGACGGGGAGGGAATGCACTCCCTGAAGGCCGACAAGTCGGGCACGGTGACGATTCGGCTGCTCTACACATCTACCCGCAACGCCCTGCTGCAGGCGATGTACGACGCCCAGGCTCTGTCTTCCAGCTCCTGGGGCAACAACGTGATCACGATTCGCAACAAAGGAAACAACGAGACCGTTGTGTGCCGCGGATGCGCTTTCCAGAAACAGCCCGACCGCACTTACGGAGAAGAGGGCGGCATTCTCGAGTGGGTCTTTGACTGCATCAAGATCGACACGGTCACCGGAACGTATCCTGCAGAGGCTTAAACAATGGAACCGAAGCACGTCACAATCAACGGCTCGGAATACGTCATCGGGCGGCTTGACTGCTTTCAGGCTCTCAATGTCTCCCGCCTCGCTAGTCCGGTCATTCCCTTCCTGTTTTCCGGGGTTGTGAAGGCTTTCCTTGAGCTGTGGAAGCAGCAGGCCGACAAGGAATCGAACGAGGATTTCGCCGGCCAGCTCGCAATCGCTCTCTCTTGCGCCCAGCCTCTCTTCGACCGGCTCGCAAAGATGCCGAAGGAGGACTTCAACGAAATTCTCTCGATTTGCCTGTCGTGCGTAGAGAAGAAGCGGGGCAAAACCTACGGAGCGGTCATCAATGAGGGCGTTCCGTTCGACGATGTCGGATCCGCAGATGTCCTCAGGCTCGCGCTTGAAGTGGTCGTGCGTGAGATCCGCCCTATTGGAGCCGCATTGTTCGGCATGGCTTCCGAACAGAAGCCTTAGATGCGGCCTGGGAAAGTGCCGACTGGTGGAGCCTGCCGAACGGCGAAGACTGGCTCCTGACACCTGTCAGAGAAGGAATGATCCGGTACGGGGATCTTAAGGATGGATCCCTGACCCTGGAGGATCTGTTCATCTTGAACACGTACCTGAGGAACGAGACTCACAACCGTGAGGTCGCCCAGCGCTTGAGGGAAAAGGAAAATGGCAGCTAGTGTGATTGAAGGGTTCCTCGTAAACCTCGGATTTTCCGTTGACAAGGACTCTCAGGCGAGGTTCAACGCCGGACTTCAGGAGGCTGAGAAGAAGGTCAGGCACCTCGGGTTGAAAGCCGCAGCTGCAGCTACAGCAATGTATGCGGCCTGGTATAAGGCGAGCAGCAAGCTTTCAACCGACTTCAACATCGCCCACTACGCCAACGCCTCCATCTCGGGGCTGAATTCTCTCCGCATGGCTTTCAAAGCCGTGGGAGCGGACGCCGGGATGGCTGACAAGGTTATCGGGACGATGGGGGAGCGCCTCCGCACGATCCCGGGCTACGCAGATCAGATCGAGAATCTGTTCGGCGTGGCCGTACGGGATGCGAACGGGAATCTTCGTGATACTACCGACATCGTAGCCGACATCTCTGCGGCGATGCAGGGCATGGATGATGCTACAGCGGCATCGATGGCGAGCGCTATTGGCCTGGGCGACTCGTGGCAGTACATGAAGAATCAGAATTTTCCTGGAGAGCTGCGGAAAGCGAAGGAACAGACCGCAGCCCTCGGGGGAGCGCTTGATTCGACAGCCGAATCATCCAACGAGCTGTGGAAAAGTCTCGGGAATTTGTGGGCTGTTTGCAAACAGGCTCTTACATATCTTGTCGGCTTTCTGAATAAAACTTTCGACATCTCCGGGATGGTTGACCGCCTGGCGAAGTGGCTAGGCGGGGACGGGATCAAAAACATAACTGCGAACGTTGCGGGCGGCATTCAGACAGTAAAAAATCTTTTTTCTGGAAAGATCGGCCTTACCGATGTTGTAAGCGATTTCAAGAAGAACGCTCAGACCGCTCTGAACGATCAGGAAGCAATGATCGCCAATAGCGCGGGGAAAAACAATATAGCGGGCGGCACTCCGGGTAAGGAACTCGAGCGCAAAGGAATCCCGGCGGCGGGTGAGGTTTCTTACATCGGAACGAAAGCTCCGAAGGGCGTACGCAACAACAATCCGGGGAACATTCGAAAGGACAAGCACTCCTTCCAGACCTACGGAACATTTGCGGAGGGTGTTGAGGCCCTCGGGAAACAGCTGAAACGCTACCAAAACTCCGGGGCACAGACTGTTGCGGACCTCGTCCGCACCTGGGCGCCGGCGAACGAAAACGACACTGTAAGCTATATCAAACGAGTTTCGCAGTACCTCTCAAGCCGCCTCGGGGCGAACGTTGGGGCCTACACAGCTCTTGATCTTCGTGATCCCCGCCAGATGCAGGCCATGATTGAAGCTATTACCCGTCAGGAAAACGGGAACGGCTACCAAAAGCTCATCATGGACCCATCGCTTCAGGATGAGATCAGGAGAGCCACGCAATTTACAGGTCGAAGCAGGAACTTCCACGAATGGGACAGGAGCAGGGTCGACAACAAGCTGACCGTGAATCAAACCATTTACGTTTCTGACTCTAATGCCGCTCGGAATATCGCCCAGACAACGAAGGCAGCGATCGCCGACGGCCAGAGGAGCATGATGTAATGCCTCTCGATTTCTCGACATTGAACAGTCTTCCGTACTCCATCGAAGCCCTTACGCTCGGGCGCAGGAGGTCGATCACGTCATCGGGGTCTGAGGCCATCGCCATCATTCCGGATGTAGTGATCTCTGAGGAGCACGACGATGAGGTTACTGTTACCCGGCACCCCGTGGATCAAGGCGCTCCGATTTCCGATCACGCTTATAAAAATCCCTCTGTGCTGAACGTCCGTTTCGGATGGTCGGATTCATCCCGCCTCATCAATTCGGTCTTAGATACCTCAATCCTACGGGGTTATCTGTCGACCAAAGAGGTATACGAACAGCTGTTAAAGCTGATGGACAACCGTGAACTGTTGACGGTCTCAACGGGTAAGCGGATCTATCAGAACATGCTGATAACAAAGTTGTCCACAAGTTCCACTGCCGATACGGAAAGTGCGCTGATCTGTGACATCACGTTTGAAGAAGTCATCATCGTTTCGGCCCAGAGCACGAATCTTTCCGAAGATGTGCAGCAGAACCCTGAGCGGACGGCCAGTCCGACAAACGGCGGTCAGAGACAGGCTGTAGAGACCTCTACGGTTCTCCAATTGCCATCCGATTATGGGAACGCATGAAAATGGTTCAGATCCCTTTGAGCTCCGGGGCGCAGTTTTTCAACATCGCCCTGGGCCACAGCTATTACACGTTGAAGCTCGCTTACCGGGATGCGGTCTACGGAGGTTGGTTTCTAGACATCCAGACACTGGACGGCGAAAGTCTGATCGAGGGGATCCCGCTTGTGTGCGGCGTCGATTTACTCGCGCAGCACCAATATCTGGGGCTGGGTCATCTCTATGCAATGGTGGGCGGCTTGTACACAGAAACTCCAACCTATGCCGACATGGGATCGAACCTGCAGCTCTATTGGGAGGATTCCTGATGAGCGGAGAAAGGCAATGGCTCAGGTATTTCCGGCTTGTGGTCGCTAAGGACGGGACGAACACCGCGGCCCTTGATTTGTCGGACTACCGAGTGGCATTCAGGGTGACTCAGGCCGCTGTGGGGCGCCCATGCACTGCCGAGATCAGCGTATACAACGTGTCTGACGACACTGCCAACCAGATCAACGCTCCGACTAACGAACGAATCGTAACGAACGGGAATAACGCCGAACATATCTCTGTCATCATCGAAGCTGGTTATCAGGAACACCATTCGGTCATCTTCAACGGTGACCTCTGGTGGAAATCCATGTCCCGGCTTAGCGAAACCGACACGTGCCTGCGGCTTATAGCAGCGACAGGCAAGCGGGCGCACAAGTACTCAATCGTTGATTCTTCTCTGCCCGCCGGTTCGTCCCAGTCTGATGTATTCCGCACGATCGCCCAGTCGATGAAGGATTATGGGGTTGAATCGTATGCGGATACATCGGGGCTGATGAGCACGAAGCTTCCCCGTGGAAAAGTTATGTACGGGATGGCCCGCGATGCAATGCAAAGCTTTGCCGACACGAACAATCTGGACTGGGGCTACACAAATAAGGGCTTGACAGCCTTTCAGAAGTCGCCTCGCCGGGGGCAGGGGAACAAGATCGTTATTTTGTCGCCATCAACCGGCCTTCTAGACCGCCCTAACGCGACACAGAGCGGTATCGAAGCCCGGACGTTGCTGAATCCCGATTTGGAGTTCGGAAACTACGTGCAAATTGATCAGTCGCTTATCCAGACCCCGGATTATTCAACCGAGTACAAGGCCGTCCAAGAGAATTATGCCGCCCGAGGAAAGGTTATTGCTGGTGACGGTTTCTACCAGATTCGGAGTCGGCAGCATGTGGGGGATACCCGGGGCGAAGACTGGTACACGGACATCATCGCCATAGGCGTTAACGAGGGGGCCGGGTTTGTCGAACCGGGCGTGTGGAACTTTTTGGCGAACATCCAATGATCTCAGAAAACGAACTCATCGAAGACCCCGTTCGGCAGTTCGAGCAGAATTTTACCGGGCGGCAGGCGATGATCTGGACAGCGCTGCCAGGGATCATCCAGAGTTTCAACGCCGACGCTCTGACGTGCGAGGTTCAGCCAGCCATTCAGGGTCGACGCGTCACGGAAACCGGCAGCGTGGAAATTTTGAATCTTCCGCTGCTTCTTGATTGCCCCGTTGTCTTCCCGCACGCAGGGGGATGCAGCCTGACCTTCCCGATCAGGACCGGAGATGAATGTCTCGTTGTTTTTTCTTCCAGATCCATCGACTTGTGGTGGCAAAGCGGTGGAGTGCAGCCTCCGGCCGAGCCGCGGATGCATGACCTGTCTGATGGTTTCGTAATCCCGGGGGTCTGGTCTCAGGCAAAGAAGATCGGAAGCGTTTCAACGGATTCGGTCGAGCTGAGAACGGACGACCGGGGAGCGTACATCGCTCTCACCCCTTCGAACCATCAGGTGACCCTTAAAACAAGCGGCAGTGCGGAAGCCTCGATCGGAGGAACTCTTTCTGCCGCGGTTTCGGGGACCGTGTCGCTCTCGTGCCCCAAGTTGACGATTGACTGTCCGGAAACGACCTTCACGGGCAAGGTGACCGTCTCCGGCGACATTGTCGGCGGCGCCCAGATCTACGACTCGACTGGAAAGATGCAGTCTATCCGCGACACGTACAACAGTCACACGCACAACGGTGGGTCCGCTCCAGACCAAAAGATGTAAAAAGTAATTTTTCATTTGGAAAGGCCCTGACGGACGAAAGTCCTTCGGGGTTTTTTTGTGCCAATGAGGAATGTGTCGCCGTGCTTTTCATAGACGATGTCTGCCAAATTGTTTTCATGGATGGAGCAGCTTTTGAAGCTAAACACCCAAGAGATAGTGGAGGGAAATTTTCCACTTTTGGTGCTGGTACCAGAAAATCAAAATCCCAGCTTAAGCGAGAGCACAAAGCGAAAACTCTCGAACAGTTCTATGGAGAGGAGATCAAGGGCAAGAATCTCAAAGGTCGTCGGGCGTTGTTCAAGATGCTTGAGGAACGGAAAGGTTTTATCCGCGGAGCATTTCACAGAGACGATATAGGCGACATCGACCTCGTCTGGGGCGATTCCGAGGCGGGGTTGGAACACATCATCCAAAGAAGGATGGATAAAGGCCAAAACCTGAAAAGGGTGCTTATGAATCTGTCAACTGCCATTCAAAACGGCAGACTCGAGAGAGCCGGAGAAAGAAACGGAAGTGTTGCAATTCGTTACGGGAAGCAGAGGGTGTGTTTGAGCACACGCAAAAAAGGAAGAGACATCAGCTTTGTGATCACGGCTTATGAGCTAGATGCCAAATAAGAGAGAAGCCGTCTGCCGGGCACTGAACGGCGGCTTTACGTGCGGGCAGACTTCCCGCGCACAACTCTCAAGGAAATTATATCCAAACGGGGCGTGAAATGAAGGTACGAAAGCTTGACTCAGGCGGCGACATGATGCTCGGGCACGGTTTGTCTGATTTCTTTCAGGACTCTCCAGAAGGAGTTGCCCAGAACGTCATGACCAGATTAAAGCTATGGCGCGGGCAGTGGTTCCTCGATACAAACGATGGCACACCCTGGCTGCAAGACATCCTCGGCAAGCACGAGGCAGTGGACATGATCATTCGGAACCGTATTCTGGGGACTCCAGGCGTTAAAGAGATCACGGAGTTCCAGTCGGTCCTTGACCCCGACACCAGGACGCTTTCGATTCAGGTCACGATAGACACGAATTACGGATCTACAGAAATTTCGGAGACGCTATGACGATAAGCAGCCCTGTTTTCACCGTTTCAGCGACCGGTATTACGGCTCCCAGCTACGAAGAGATCCTAGACTACTTCAAAACTAAAGCCAAAGGAATTTTCGGAGACGACATCAATCTCGACTCCGACACTCAGGATGGGCAGCTTCTGGCCATATTCTCTTCGGCAATCAACGACCTGAATGCCCAGGCAATCGCCGTTTTCAACGCCTACAACCCTTCTACAGCCGTAGGCGTTGCCCTAGACGGCGCCGTAAAGACAAACGGAATATCTCGCCATGAAGCCTCTCATTCGTCCGTAGACCTCACGATTATTGGGCAGGCCGGGACGGTCATCACAAATGGATACGCTCTGGACTCGGCAGGGAACAGGTGGAATCTTCCTGAGACTGTGAGTATCCCGCTTTCAGGCGAAGTCGTAGCCACAGCGACAGCCGATTCAGAAGGCGCAATATCGGCACCCGCGGGATCTATCACAACAATTGGAACACCAACGCTCGGGTGGCAGTCCGTCACGAACAAAGCGGCAGCTGTCGAGGGATCGGCGGTTGAGTCTGACGCAGAACTTCGCTACCGCCAGACGCTCTCCACGATGCAGCCCACAATGGGTCTGTGGGATGGTCTTGTAGGATCCATTCAGCAGCTGGATGGTGTTCAGTCTGTGGCAGGGAGACACAACGACACTGGAAGTGAGTCAAGCGAGGGAATTCCCGCTCACTCAATCGCCGTTGTCGTTTCAGGCGGCGCGGCCGATGAGATCGCGGAGACTATATATAAGAAGAAGAGCCAGGGAGTTTCTACCTACGGTTCGACGACGGTCGAGTACATAGACTCCCTGGGCAACGTGAACGAAATCGCGTTTTCCCGCCCGACTGATGTCGCAATCACCATTGCAATCACCCTGAAAGCAACAGACACCTGGCTCACGACGAACGAGGACGATGTCAAAACTCGTCTCTCAGCCTACATCAATGGCTTAGCTATAGGCGAGAAGGTTGACATCATGAAATGCGTATCGGAAGTCGTCCGGGACGCTGACATCTACGACCCGGATTTTTATCTCGAGAGCATAACGCTGAACGGCTCGGCGGCCTCGGTTGATATAGCGTGGAATGAGAAGGCTTCGACTTCTGCTGACAGCATCACGATCACCGTGGAGTAACAGATATGGCGAGCCAGAACGAATACACCGAACTGATCGCCGGGGCGCATCGCGAAAAGCCGCGCTTCACGGAGTGGGTTTATCAGCTCACTGAGCCTGTCGCTGAGGCCCGATCCAGGATGAAGCAATTCGTCCGGGACTTCGATATTGATTATGCGGTTGGCAGCCAGCTCGACGCAGTTGGGGTGAGGGTTGGTGAAACAAGAAAGCTTGCGCTGAAGATTACGGATGTCTTTTTTGCATTTGATGACGTTGACGGGGTGGGGTTTGACCTCGGGGTCTGGCAGACAGCTCGTGATGACGCCTATGGCATTACGGTTCTTTCGGATGAGATCTATAGAATCGTCCTCAAAGCAAAGGTCGCGATCAACCAATACACGGGCCGCAACGAAGATCTCATGGCCTTGATTGACCAGATCTCAACGGCGTTTGGCGTCACAACGGCACAGATCGCCTATGTAGACACTCAGGACATGAGAATCACTGTCTACATCGACAAATCGCGGGTCCCTCCCATTGTCTGGCAGATTTTATCAAACAGAATCATCGCTCTTAACAACGCTGGCGTTCTGGAAATAATAGAGAACGGAGTTGCCGGAAATTTGGCAGCAACGGATAGAACGCTATTGACGGACGACAGCGGAAATCTGCTCTACATCGATATTTCATCTTCTTGAGGTAGCACATGGCAGAAAACAAACTGGTCCCGTTCGCGAACGGGGCTTCGGCAAATGTTGTCGATGAAACCACTTGGCAGGGCAATTCGCTCTCGGCAGTGAGGACGACAGGGTTCCAAAGCGGCATCGCCAAGTCCGCCCAGGTAAATCGCGTTTTGGCTCAAGGCGCCTCGGCTGGTTATGCCATAGGGGAACTGATCAAAGACTACGCGGCCGAGGACGCAACTATCGACGCATCCGCCCTGTATACCGGGTTCGTTGATGCCCTGAAGGCTTTGTCGAAACAGGCAGTCATAGATGTCGTTTTCCCTGTCGGATCGGTCTATATCTCAACGGCTTCAACCAATCCGGCAGAGCTGTTCGGCATCGGAACATGGGAGCGAATCGGCGCGGGCAGAACCCTGATCGACGCCGGCGGCTCCTTCGCGGCGGGGACGATAGGCGGGGCAGACTCTCACACGCTGACCGTGAACGAGATGCCAGCGCACAGCCACTCGGCACAGGCAACAGAGGCCGGCGGCCATACCCACACCCGCGGGTCGATGAATATCGTTGGCGGATTTGGTGCTGGTTTGTATACGAGGTACTTCACTCAGGAGTCTGGAGCCTTCTATGCGAATGAAGTTCCGGGCGCCAAGGGTATGGATGACGGCAACAGTATGAAGTCGCACTACCAGATTAATTTTGACGCTTCCCGGGCGTGGTCGGGCGAGACTTCATGGCAGGGCCAACATAATCACGCCGTCAGAGTCGACAACACGGGCGGCGGGCAGGCTTTCTCGACCCGAAACCCGTACCTCGCGGTCTACATCTGGAAGCGCACGGCTTAAAGGAGAGCTTGAATGGCAGTCATCAAAGTATCTGATCTTCCGCAGAAAGCGACGCTCGACTCGGACGACAAGATTGTCGGTTACAGCTCGACAGGGGGAACCTCGCTCCTTCTGGGTTCGGCCTTCAAGGCGATCCAGACGGTCGCAGAAACAGCAGCTTCAAATGCCGCCGCGAGCGAATCGACGGTAGCGTCAGAAAAATCGGAACTCGAATCAGAAATTGCGACCGCAAAGACAGACATTTCGACTGCAAAGATGGATGCTGTTTCGGCGATCACGACAGCACAGACCACGGCCACGGACGCTATAGCGTCAGCTAAAACCACAGCCGTTTCGGCTGTGAACTCGGCAAAATCGACCGCTCTTTCAGACGTTAGCGCTCAGCAGACCACATCAGTCACCGCGGTTAAATCTCAGGGCGACACCTCTGTTGCAGCCGTACAAAGCGCCCAGATCACGGCAACTGATGCGATCACAACAGCTCATACCAAGGCTGTTAGTGCCGTACAAGCCCAGGAAGCGGCGAGCATCCAGGCGATTGAGGCGGATTCTGTTCTTGCTGGTTACGCGAAAAAGGATGAGCTGAGCTCTCTGATCGCGGCGGCTGTCGCTGAGGCAAAGCTTGCGGCATATCCAGTAGGTTCTATCTATTGCTCTATTGATTCGACCGACCCAGGGACACTCTTTGGCGGAACTTGGGTGGCAATTGGGGCTGGCCGTGCTTTAGTGGCAGCAGGCGGTGGGTTCGCTGTGGGGAGTGAGGGTGGTTCAGATACCCACACACTGACGGTAGAAGAGATGCCGTCTCATGCACATACTGCGTGGACGGGGGAGGCGGGATGGCATGGGCACGCCGCAAGAACGGACACAGCCAACCTCACGGGCTCTTTCAACCCGGGCGGTCTTGGCATCACAGCCAGCGGCGTCTGCAGCCTTGGAGCGGGCAAGCAACCGTCAAACAGCGGTTACGCTACCGATTCCTCCATCGTGAATATTAATGCCAGCCATATGCATAACGTCGGAGTCGACGGCGCAGGGAACCACACGCACACGGTGGGAGTTGGGGCAACAGGGGGTGGGCAGGCGTTTAGCGTCCGCAACCCCTACATTGCGGTAAATATGTGGCGGCGTACGGCATAGGGCCACAAATATCAATCTTTACATTTCAATAGGAGCAAACCATGACCGTTTACAACCGGTATACCGTTCAAATTCTCATGAACTGTGATTCTGCGGACTCCGCCGAAACTCAGCGTAAACTCCGCGAGGCGCTTGCCTCTGTGCCGAAGACTCGTGTCCGGACAATATCTTTTGATGTTTGGATGGACGCCAATAAGGGAATTGAGAAGACATACGACGAGTCCGGGGACGAAATCACGGATTCTGCTGCTGAAGGCTGAGCAATGTCTTTGATGGGGGCACAGGTGGATCTGATTCCTGATTTTTCATCCCGCGTTTTTCTGGCGGTTGGCGGGATTCTGGGAGCCTTGTGCTCCTTTCTTTTTGGCCCGGTCGATGACGCGATTGAATGGCTGTTTGTTTTTATCGTCGTCGATTATTTGAGCGGTACTTATGCCGCGATGAAGACCGGGCAGTGGAATTCCCGTACGGGGTTCCTTGGCATCACCAAAAAGATCGTCATGCTGAGCCTCGTGGCACTTTGCCATGGGCTGGATATCACTTCGGTCATACCTTTCGTCAGTGTCAGGGATGCGGCGGTCTTTGCTTTCTGCCTGAACGACTTTGGCAGCATTTTAGAAAATATTGAGCGCATGGGGTATGGGTCAATCATCCCGGCGCCGATCCGCAAGATGTTGAAGGCGATGGAAGAGCGGTCAGAGGCGATGGCGTCAGATGTGGTGAGCGGGGGAGAGATTCACCGGCAGCACAGAGACAAATAGAAGGATAGGGGATCCTCCCCATCAAACGAAAACCCTCGGGAGAAGCGAACTCCCGAGGGCTTTTTTATTCCACTTTACACACAGGAACTTATGCACAACGCCAGTATAGCTGAAATTCAAAAACTAAAGCAAGAGGTTGGTGTGCTTATGGATATGCAGAAAGAGCAGGAAATTGAAAGGCGTGTGCGGGCCGAATCTTGTCCTTTGGCTGACAAAATAAGGAGAGATCATGGCTGAAAAGAAAGAATTTTCGGTGTGGGACCCGGCAATTGCGGTCCCCTTCATTAAGTCGAACGAGGGGTGCCGGCTGACTTCCTACCGGGATCCTGCGGGAGTATGGACTGTGGGTTATGGCTCTACACGCCTGGCATCTGGGAACCCTGTCATCAGGAACATAAAGATTACTCAAGAGGAGGCAGACGAGCTTCTGGAGTCTGAGCTTTACCGTCTTCGTGATGTGCTGCCACGATCTGTCAGGGTCGCTGTAACGCAAGGGCAGTTCATCGCTTTGTTGGATTTTGCATACAACTGTGGCGCTGGGGCACTCTGCAGATCTACTCTCCTCAAACTTTTCAATGCCGGCAAGGTAATTAATGCGGGGTATGAATTCAAGCGTTGGGCGCGAGCGGGAGGGAGGGAGCTTCCGGGGTTGGTGAGGAGGCGAGAGGCAGAGAAGGAGCTCTTTCTCAGTTAAAAGAAATCCCCGGAAGAGTTGCAGCTCTTTCGGGGACTGAGCAATGTGTACATATGAGGTCTGTACGTGAGAGATGATACCAAAGAAAGAATAGATAAGCCAGAGGCTTTTATGGATGAACAGAAGTTGAAACAGGCTCAGCAAGCGGCTATCAGCGAATACAAAAAGGAGCGTTTTCACTTCTGGAAAGAACTCGTGCTGGTCGCCTGCGCCGTTATTGGGGGTGTGCTGGGCGTCATCGGTTTTATCCGATCTCTGTAAAAATCCCCGGGAAAGCATGTGCTCTTCCGGGGAAAGCCTACCGACTCCATAAACCACCTACGTAAGGAGAGAGAGACCTTACGTATCGCATTATAGCGAGCTTTTAAAAAATAAGGCGTTCATACCAGGGGGCAGGAGGGATTTCTATGAACCGCTACCAGATCACCGCAATGACCGTATCAGCCGCCACGCGCTGGTAGGGATCG